TCACAAAGGATTAGCAAAATGGCTACTACCGATTTCCCGGTAAATAGCCCCTTGGCTGTCAAGCTGTGGTCACGCAAAATCGCGCGCGAAGCGTTGAAGGAAACCATGCTCATGAAGTTCATGGGCACATCTTCCAACAATCTTTGCCAGGTTTTCGATGAAACCAGCAAAGGCCCAGGGGATAAAATTACCGTTCCGTTGCGCTTGCAATTGACCGGCAGAGGCGTCGGCGAAACCGATGCTCTGGAAGGCTCCGAGGAAGCATTGTCGCTCTACAATGACAGTGTATTCATCAACGACCTCGCCCATGCGGTGCGGGTGAAAACCCGCATTGATAGCCAGCGTGTTCCGTTCTCGGTTCGCGAGGAAGCCCGTCTTGGCATTCAGGATTGGTATTCCGAGCGCATTGACCGTTGGGGCGCTTATCAACTGACCGGCTATACCGATCAGGCCGATACGCTCTACACCGGCAACCAGGCGGCAACCGCGCCAACCACCGGAACCGGCGGGGCAAACCGCTTCATTCTGGGCGATGGCAACGCGGGCACACTCACCGAGGCGTCGATCTCGGCTTCGCAGGTATTTTCGCTCTCGGTTCTTGACCGTTGTGTGAATATCGCGAAAACCGCTTCGCCGCTTATCCGTCCGATCAAGGTAGGCTCACAGTCCTATTATGTGACCTTCCTGCACCCGGACAGCGTTCGCGACCTGCGCACGTCGACGAATACCGGCTCATGGCTGGATATTCAGAAGGCGGCAATGCAGGGCGGCGAAATTGCCGAAAACCCGATCTTCACCGGAGCTTTGGGCGTCTATAACGGAGTAGTTCTCCACGAATGGACCCGCCTTCCCGGTGACGCCAATACCCCGATCAGCACCAACGCAAGTGTCCGGCGCAATGTATTTTGCGGCGCGCAGGCGTTGGCGTTTGCTTGGGGGCAGGGATATTCCGAAGAGCCCAAGTATGTCGAAGATTATTTCGACTATGAACGGCAACTCGGCGTTTCCGTGCAAACCATCGCGGGCTGCAAGAAGCTGGTGTTCAATTCGAAAGACTTTGGCACCATCGTCATCAGTTCATTCGCAACCGCACCATAAGGGAGACAGAAAATGGCTACTCTTACTGCTACTGCCGTTGTCGCTGCTCCCACATCGGCGAAAATCGCACGGGGACCGGAAACGATCACCCGTGTATTCGACTATGTGAAAGCAACCTCGCTATCGGCTGGCGATGTGGTGCTGATGGACGCTTTCGCTCAAATCCCGCATGGCGCGACACTGGTTCAGTGCCGCCTGTCGGGACAGACGAAGGACGGAACTATCATCATCGCGCCCCACGTCGATGTGGGAACCACCCGCACCGTGCTTGGATCGCTGACCCTCTCCGCCGCAGGGCGTATTGGCGATGTGCTCTATTCGTCGGCGCAGGACAGCGCACACTTGCCCTTCACCATCTCGGTGTCGGATGATGCGTCCATCCGTTATGCGCGTGTCGGTTTCGTTGTGGGAACGACCGCCTCGCATACGGGCTCTACCTCACTGTCGATCATCATTACCTACACTCAGGATCGATAACCACAAGGCCGGGGGCAATCATGCCTCCGGCCAATTTTCAGGGGTTTGCATGACTGTCGAGGAAGCCGTAAAACTGTTGCAACAGCGCCACCATGAGGCGGTATTCGATAACTCCGGCGATAACCGGAAATGGAAAGCCCTGCTGCAAGACTACAATGCACTATTGAATGAGCAGCCCGATCACCCGGCGGTATTGTTTGGCCTGGGCACGGTTTACCTGCACATGGACCAGCCCGGCCTGGCGATTTCATTATTCCACCGGGCCAAACAAACCGGCGTTACCGGAGCGCCTCCCTATCTCAACATGGCGGCGGGTTATAAGGCACAACATATCGACGATAAGGCGAGGGAAATCTATCATCTGGCTATCGAGGAAGCCAATAAACATCCGGCCCTTGACGCTGACGGTATCAATGCGGATTTGTCAGCGGCGCTTCACGGCATGTCAACACTTTACGTCAATGCGGGACAGCCGAATACCTGTCTGTATTGGCTTGGGAAGGCATTAAAGGTCAATCCTAATGACCGCTTTGCATTGTGGAACAAAAGCCTTGCATTGCTGGAATTGGGAGAATGGGAAGAAGGCTTCCGGCTTTATGATGAGGCCGGGTTCATGGAATCAGATCAAAAACCGATTGAACGCAAGCTCAAGACTTATGGCGGCCTTCCCCGCTGGAACGGAACGCCGGGCCAGACTGTCATCACATACGGCGAGCAAGGCGTGGGCGATGAAATTATGTTTTGTTCAATGCTCCCGGACCTGATGAAGGACTGCAAGGTCATCATTGATTGTGACCGCCGAATAGAGACGATGCTCCGGCGTTCATTCCCGGATGCCGAGGCGGTATACCCCACGAGCGGGATAAACGTGGCGTTCCCATGGATCAAGGATCACAAGGTTGACGCCTATGTGCCGATGGGTTCGTTGGGCCGCCTATACCGCAAGAAGGATGCTGATTTTCCCAAGAAGCCGTTTTTCACAGCCGATCCGGCTTTGGTGGCGAAATGGGCGGATATACTCAAGGGCTATCCGGGCTTGAAAGTCGGCCTGTCATGGGCGGGAGGGCTCAAGAAAACCCGTTTCGACAAACGTTCCATGGACTTGCACGAATGGGAGCCTATTATCAGGACGCCGGGAGCGCAGTTCTTTTCCCTGCAATATCACTCATGGTCCCCGGACGCGGCGGCACAGGCGGGAACAAGCTTCGGGATTCCGATCCACCATTGGGGCGACATGATCGCCTCATATGAGGAAACCGCCGCTTTTCTGATGAATATGGACGTTCTGGTTACGGTCAATACGTCCCTGCACCACCTGGCCGGGGCATTGGGCGTCAACCAGCTTTGCCTGACACCGAAATATTGCGCCTGGCGCTATCAATGCAAGGGCCCGTCGCCTTGGTACGGAAACTGCGAAATGTTGCGGCAAGCCAAGGATGACGACTGGGTGCCGGTCATTGAAAGGGCGGCGGGTATCGTGCGGAAGTTAGCCAATGAACCTGTAAGGGCGGCAGCATGATTATCACCGAGGAATACCGCGAACAAAACCGCCTTTTGCATGAGACAAACCCCCACTACGGGATCAGCGGATCGAAATGGCGTGAATTCGCCCGTGATATGTCGGACTGGGGGCGGAAGCCCATTCTGGACTTCGGGGCGGGCAAATGCACTCTAGCCAAGTCGCTTGGCCCGGCTTACCGGGTTACCAACTATGATCCATGCATCCCTGAGTTGAATAACGAACCCGAACCGCACCCGGTAGTGGTATGCGGCGATGTAATGGAGCATGTCGAGCCTGACCTGGTGGATAGCGTTTTAAACACAATACGCGGGCTGTGCATGGCCAAGGCACTGTTTGTGGTGGCACTGGGGCCTTCCAGTAAAACCTTGGCTGACGGGCGTAATTCGCATATCTCGCAGCACCCGGCGGAATGGTGGCATGAACGGCTTGAGGCCAATGGCTTCAAGATCACCGAAAGCAAACCGATGGACAAGACGGGCTACACCGTCTGGTTCATTTGCGAATGAGGGGAACAATGTATCGCGCCATGAAAGCCGATGATGTATTGCCCATTTTCATAGGATATGACAGCCGCGAGCCGGAAGCCTACGAAGTGGCCAAAAATTCCATCCTGCGGCATTCATCGATTGCCGTGCATATCCAGAAACTTGATGAGCGGGCATTGCGGTTCAGCGGGCTTTACCGGCGCAAATGGCGTACCGAGAACGGCCAGAAGTTCGACATTGCCGATGGCAAGCCGTTTTCGACCGAGTTCTCGTTCACGCGGTTTCTGGTTCCCGCGCTTTGCCAGTGGCAGGGATGGGCATTGTTCATGGACTGCGATCAATTAATGCTGACGGACGTGAAGAAGTTGCTGGAAGAAATGGACCCCAAGAAGGCGGTTCAGGTATGCCAGCAGGACTATGCGCCGGAAGAAACCATCAAGATGGACGGCCAGAAGCAGGAAAAATACTACCGCAAGAATTGGTCCAGCTTCATGCTGTTCAACTGCGAACACAAGGACAACCGGCTTTTGACAGTGAACGCCGTGAACAACGAGCCCGGTTCATGGCTTCACGGCTTTGGCTGGCTTCCCGATACCGAGATTGGCGTTCTGGACAATGGCTGGAACTGGATCGACGGTACGACAAAGGTTCCGCCACTGAATGTGCATTTCACTACCGGCGGA